GCTGCGTGAGAACGCGCGGCTGATGTGCAATGAGGCCCGCAACGCGCCCGCATGGGGTGAAATGCAGGGCCGCATCGAAGCCACTGCGCGACGCGCCGAAGCCGCCGAGGCCCGCGTGCGCGAGCTTGAGGCCATGGTGGCCGGGCGTGCCAAGTGAGCGCCCACCCCTGGAACGCGCCCCCGAGCGCGACCGTGGACGCCCTCGCCGAGCACACGAGCGGGGCGGTGGCGCAGACGGTGCGCGCGGCCTACGCCGACGGCTACTTCGACGGGTGGCACGCCGCGCAGCGCGAGGCTGCCCCGCGCATCGCCGCGCTGGACCGGCGCATCACCGCCATGGGCATCGACGCAGCCGGGGAGGCCGCGCGCTTGGCCTACCTCCGGTGCGAGGTCGACCGGCTGGCGCCCGAGGCCGCGCAGGCCCGGACGCTGGCCGCGGCGCTGGCCCGTGCCGAGACCGAGGTGCAGTCGCTCCGCCGCGAGGTGGAGCACCTCAAGCGCCTCGCCGGGCTGCCGGAGGGCATGTGACGCCACATCCGCAGGAGGTTCCCGATGGGCCTTGATACGCGCATTTACTGCAGGACGCTCGACGGGAAGGTCCCGGCGCTGCGGGACGCCCTGCCGGGCGTCGTGGAGGTAGATCTGCGGTTCGCATGCCCTCAGGGGGCGACCCATGAGGTCGACAACCCTTGGCGGTACTACGACGAGCACTACGAGCGCGGCCCGTGGCCGAAGATCTCGGCGGTGCTGTCGGCCTTGCTGGCCGCGCCGAACGTGGAGACGGTGTGGTACATGCCGGACATCGCGGTCGATGAGCCCGGCGGGGACCGGCCGTTCACGGCCGATCGGCTGCGGCAGCTGGACCAGCACCACGCGGCCCGCCTGCGTGCCGCCGGCGCCCCGGAGGGCATGTGACCCCCGCCCGCCGCGAGCTCGCCCGCTGGGCCATCGTCGAGTGCCAGCGGCCCCGGGACCTGTCGGCGCGGGTGCAGGCCCTCGCCCGGGAGGAGGGGGTCAAGCCGCCGACGGTCTGGCGCAGCATGTCGGAGGTCATCCGGGACAGCCTGGATGCCCGCAAGGAGGCGCTGAGGCTGGGCGGGTATCCGCCGATGCACATCGGCTCCGGCGTGACGGTCATCCTTCACGGCCCCGCCGTCGGGCAGGGCCGGCCCCGCATCATGGGCGGCCGAGCCGCGGGCTCGGGGCTTGCGTCGGAGTGGGCCCGGCTGAGGGCCGAGTCGGCATGGGTGCAGCAGCGCGAGCTCGGGCCGGTGCTCTGCGCCGACGCCTTCATGTGCCGCATCGAGGTCTACCGGCCCAAGGGGCGGCTCGTGAAGCCCGACCCGGACAACGTGGCGAAGCTCCACCTCGACGCCCTCGGCGACGCCGGGTGCATCGTCAACGATGCCCGCTGCCGGTCGCTGGCAGTGGACGTGCTCGCGGGCCAGGAGCGGGTGCAGGTGATGCTTATCGCATGCCTCTGACGCTCCCCGAGGCCGTCGACATCGTGCTCGGGCGCGCCCCCATCCCCGAGGGCGTGACCCGGGCCGACGCCGACCTGTGCGCGGCGGTCCACGCGATGCTGGCGGACCCGAAGCGGTACCCCCTCGCGGCGGTCCGGCTCTGGCGCCCGGAGTGCCTGACCTGCGACGACCGGACGAAGCCGGGGGCCTACCGCCCGTCCCCGGTCGACGGGGTGGAGTGCCGCGGGGTGACGATGATGCCCGAGGGCGACCGCTGGCGGTGCCCGTCCTGCGGGGTGGTCGAGGCCCGGACGTCGCAGTGGGCGGCGGTGCGGGACATCCTCGCGTCGGCCGCTGTCGAGGTCATCATCCTGGGGGGCAACCGGAGCTCGAAGACCACCACGGGCGCCATACTCGGCACCCTCTGCGCGCGCGGGGCGGCGGACCCGGAGGTGCGGGTCATGCTGGCGGCCAATGGGCTGGAGGCGGGCCGCCTGAACGTCGAGCCCCGGCCGGTCTACGTCGTCGGCATCACCGGCGCCGACAGCGTGAAGACGCAGCGGCCGAAGTACGAAGAGCTCGGGGGCCCCGGGTTGTCATGGCGCAACCGGGACGGCCCCGGAGACAGCACCATCGGCCCGCCCGATGCGTCGCCCGGACGCCCGGGCACCTGCAACTTCCTGTCGGCCGAGCGCGGCGCCAAGGCCTTCCAGGGCGTCTCGGCCGGCCTCGTGCACCACGACGAAGACCACGCCGACTGGGAGGTCTGGCAGGAGGCCGGGTGGCGCGTCGCTGACTGCGCCGGGTGGCAGCTCCTGACCGCGACCCCGACCCGCGGGTGGACGCCGCTCCTCACGGGGCTGATGCGACCCGAGACCCCGCGGCCGCCGCCGCTGGTCTGCCGTCTGGACAGCCTCGACAACCCCCATGTGCGCCGGGACAGCATCGACCGGATGCTGCGGGGCCTGTCGCCGACGCTGCAGCGGATGCGCCGCATGGGCGACGTGGTCGCGCTGGAGGGGCTGGTTCACCCGGGGTTCGACCGGCTGCGCCACGTCATCCCGGCCGCGCCCATCCCGCCCGAGGCCCCGCGGTGGATGGCGATCGACTGGGGCGTCCGCGACCCCTTCGCGGCCCTCTGGCTGGCCCGGGTGGGCGAGACGTACCACGTCTACCGCGGGCGCTACGAGGCCGGCTGCAGCCTCACCGAGCACGCGAGGGCCATCCACCGGGCCGAGGCGTGCCCCGCGTGCTGGGCAGAGCAGGACCCTCGGTCCGAGGCCAACGCCGTGCGGCTCATCGAGGGGTGCCCCGTCTGCCGTGAAGCGCACCCCGGGCGCTCCGAGCCGTACCCGCGGCGCCGGGTGGCCGACAGCGCCGGCCTGGACCAGAGGAAGGAGTTCCACGCGATGGCTCTCCCGACTGTGCCCGCGACCAAAGACCGCGCCGCCGGGTACCTCGCCATCGAGGAGCTCCTGCAGGCTGACGCCGACGGCCGGGTGGGCCTCGTGATCCACGATGTCCCTGGCCTGCGCCCGCTCATTGAGGAGCTTGAGGGCCTTCGGTGGCGCCGTGACGACCCGACCGGGACCGCGCGGCAGCAGATGCAGACCGAGGGCGCCGACCACGCATGGGACGCGCTGCGGTACGCGCTGATGGCCGCGCGGGCGGGTTGAACTCTCAAGAAATCCTTGAGAGTTGCCCCGGGTGACGGGTCCGGCCCCGCGTGGTACGGTGCGCCCATGCCCGACCCGTCCCCCTCCCTGCTGACCCGCGCGTGGCAGTGGCTGACCGCCGCTGAGGCGCCTCTCGTCATCGAGCGGTCTACGGGGCCGCTGCCCATCGCGGAGCCCGACGAGCGGCGCTACGTCGCGGGCTCGGACTGGGTCGCCGGGACGGCCACGCCGCCGCTGTACTCGCCGCTGCAGTCCTTGGCGGGCGCCAAGAGCAACCCGTTCTTGTGGGCCGCGCTGCTCAAGGTCAGCGACGCGGCTGCCTCTCTGCCCATTGTCGCGCTTCGGGACCGGCAGACCCCCGAGGGCGTCGAGGCGACCCGCGTGGCGTCCGCGGCGCTGGAGCTCTTGCGCCAGCCGTCGCCGGGCGTGACGGGGCTGCGGCTCCGGCGACAGCTCATGCTTGACCTGCAGGCCAGCGGCAACGCCGTCTGCATCGTGCTCCGGGCCCCCGGCGGCGCCGCCACCATGCGCCGGGTCCACCCGGGCCGCGTGCGCATCGAGCCCGGGTCGACCGGGGAGCCCCGGGCCTACCTCATCGGCCCGAGCGGGGAGGAGACGTACTACGACCCGGCCGATGTGATCCACATCGCCATGCCCACCGCCGAGGATGGCGTGTACGGGCTGTGGGGCACCGGGTACGTCGAGGTGCTGCGGCGGGACCTTCTGGCCGACGAGGCGCTGGCGGAGCGGGCGCGCCGGAACGGCGCCACCGGCAGGCCGGCCGCGGTGCTCGCGCCCAAGGGTGACATGGGCTGGGACGAGGTGCAGCGTCGGGCCGCGGACATCGCCGTCAGGGCGATGATGAAGGCCAACGACGGCGGGGTCTTGACGCTCTCGGGCGACGCCGAGCTCAAGCCCATCGGCTGGGCGCCGAAAGAGCAGGAGCTGCCTGCGCAGCGCACCTTCTTGCGTGAGCAGGTCATGGCGGTGACGGGCTGCCCGCCCACCGTGATGGGCCTGCCGGGCGCCAACTTCGCCACGGCTCAGCAGGAGGCGGCGCTCTTCTGGGGCCACGTCCGCGACCTCTGCCGGCTCCTTGACGACGGCCTGAGCCGCCTCCCTGCCATGCTCGGGGAGAGCCCGGCCGTCCGCCTCGCGCATGACTTCGGCGGGGTGCCGGAGCTCCAGCCCGACCGCACCGAGCGCCTCGCCAACGTCGCTGCATGGGTGGGCCTCGGCGCCGACCCCGACGACGCGGCCGCATACGAGGGCTTCGCCGACGCGCCAGCCCTCTCGACTTCTGACGACTCAGCGGCCCCGCCCGTCTCCGGTGCTCCAGCGGACGCGGCGGGCGGGGCCCCTCTCTCCCCTGACGACGCGGCAGACCTTGTGGCGCAGGCCCGCGCCGTCATCTCTGCCGCCGACCCTGACGACCCCGACGAGCTCGACGCTCTGACGGAGGCGCAGGACCTCGCGCGCATGGTGCTCGACGCTCTCGACGGCGAGGGCGCCTGATGCCGTGGGACGTGCCCCAGGGGGCCCGCAAGGCCGCCCGGCGGGGGCTGGACCTCCGGCGGGCCGGGCACCGCGGCGGGACGGCCGAGGGGGCGCGGACGGCCTCGGCGCTGGCCTCCGGGTCCATCGGGGATGACCTCGCCCGGAAGCTGGTGCGGTGGTTCGCCCGCTTCGGGGGCACCCTCGCCACGGAGGCCCGCCGCCAGCCGGGGTGGGGGTCTACGACGGACCCGAGCCCCTTCTACGTCGCGTGGCTGCTGTGGGGCGGCGACGCCGGTGCAGCGTGGGCCCGCCGGCTCCGGCGCGATGACGAGCTCTTCCCCGATGGCTGACGGGGCCGCCGTCCGGCGTCGCGCTCTCGACAGGCACGCCCGGGCGCTGGCCCGCGAGTGGCGACGCCTCCTGGGCGAGCAGCTGCGCCGGTACCAGCGGCGGATAGCCGACACCCTCCCCGTGGAGCGGTCGGTGCAGCGGATGCTCACCGCCGGGGACCTGGAGCGCATCCTCGCCGGCCCTGAGGAAGTGGCCCGGCTTCTGGAGGACTTCGGCCGCGAGGTGCTTGAGGCTGCCATCCGCGAGGCCCTGCGCCGGGAGCTTGCCGCTCTCGGCAGGGCCGCCCTCTACGACGCGCTGACCGTGGTGCAGGCCGCTGACCTGCAGCTCGGGCGGATGGTGGTCGAGGTCAGCGACTACACGCGGGAGCGCGTCGGCATCGTGGTGGCCGAGGGCATCGAGGCCGGCGCGTCGGTGAACGACATCCAGGCCGCGCTCCAGGCGGACCAGGGCTTCTCGCCGATGCGCGCCCTCCGCATCGGCCGCACAGAGTCGGCCCGCGCGCAGACGGAGGGGCAGCTCGCGGCGTACCAGCAGGCCGTGGCAGACGGGGTGGACTTCGAGGTCGAGTGGTCATCCGCCGGCTTCGGGGAGCGCCCCGAGCACCGCGCGCTCGACGGTCAGCGGGTTGCGCCCGGCGGCCTCTTCGTGGTACCCATAGGCGCAGGTCTGGACCCGCGATACATCGGGGCCACGGCCCCCGGCCCGGCGCTGTTCGCGCAGCCCGGGTTGAGCGTCAACTGCAGATGCACCCTCGTCCCGCGCGTGCGGAGGCCCCCCGAATGACCACCTTCGCCGCCGTCTCAGCGCCCCCCGGCCTCGTGCTGCGGCAGCTCGCCCACGGGTCCGCCCGCGCTCTCGGCGCGATGGCCGAGGCCGCCCGGGTGTCCGAGCGGGACATCCCCGAGGTGCTGACTCGCGGCGCCGACTGGGCCACGCTGCACACCATCGGCGACGCGCTGGGCATCCCGGACCACCGGCTGCTCGGGCGCGCCTTCGTGCAGGTGGCCCGGATGGAGGGTGACGACGACGACGACAAGCCCGGCTATGGCTTCGTCATGTCGAGCGCGACCCCGGACCGGGCCCGCGACATCGTGCAGCAGGACTGGATGCTGGAGGAGTTCCAGCGCAACCCGGTCGCCCTTTGGGCGCACCGCTACGACGAGCCCGCCGTGGGCGTCTGGCGCGACGTGGCTGTGCGCGACGGGGCCCTGCGGGGCACGCTGGAGCCGCGGCCCGTCGAGTCGTACCCGATGAGCGTCACCGTGGCCGCGCAACTCCGCGCCGGCACCCTGCGCACCGTCTCGGTCGGGTTCCGCCCCGGCAACGTGCTGTGGCGCGGGTCCGCCGACCTCAAGGGCTCCGAGCTCTACGATGAGCGCGGCGGGCTTGTCTTCATGGGCCCGGTGCTCATGGAGTGCAGCCTGACGCCGATGCCGATGAACCCGGACGCGCTGGCCGACGCGCAGCGCGCCCTTCCCCTCTCGCCAGCGCAGACCATCCGCGCCGCCGTCGCTGAGACGGCCGCCCACCCGCTGGCGCACCTGTTCACCCGGCCCCCGACGGGCCACACCCGAGGAGGCCATCATGGCCGCTGACATGACCGACATCCGGTCGCCCGAAGAGCTCGCCGCGTGGGTCAAGTCCCAGGGTGAGCGCGTCACCAAGCTGGAGCGCAGCGTCGCCGAGAAGGAGGTCACCATCGAGCGGATGGCGGCCGACTTCAAGAGCGCGCAGCAGACCATCACCACCCTCTCGGCTCAGAAGTCCGCCGCGCCCGACCTCTCCGCGTCCGACCGCGACCTCGCCGCCTTCCTCGTCGACGGGAAGGTGGTGGCGCGCAGCTTCGACAAGGGCGACATCCGCCCGCGTGCGCGGCACCTGCCCGGCCTGCTCGACAGCAAGCCGATCCACCCGTGGCAGGCCGAGTTCCAGAAGGCGATGGAGGAGCACACCCTCGCCATCGTCGCCATCCACGGCACCCCTGCGCTCGACAACCCCGAGCTCATGCAGCGTGGCTGCCGGCCGACCTACGAGGCCATCCAGGCGGTGTACCGCCGCGCCCCCGAGGCCATCCGGCGCGCCTTCGACAGCGCGACCGGCACCGGCGGCGACTTCATCCCGACCCCGCTCCTGGCGAGCCCGCTCTGGCAGGTCGAGGAGTTCGACCCCGACGGCCTGCTCGGGCTCTTCGACGAGACCCCGATGACCTCCAACAGCGTCGAGCTCCCTCTCGGCACGCTGTACCCGAAGCCGTACAAGCTCATCGGCCAGACCGGCGACAACCCCGCCGCGTTCAAGAGCTCCAGCGTCGGCACGGACAAGCTCACCGTCACGGCGTCGGGCCTCGCGGTCATGGTCTTCATGCACGAGGACGCCACCGAGGACTCGATCGTCCCCGCCATCCCGTTCATCCGCGACTCGATGACCCGCGCGATGGCCACC